GTAGGAAAGATTCGCAGCAAAAAGGAAAGAAAAATAGCTGATAATGAAAGAAACAAAGCTTAGCTCTAAGCAAGTTTACCGGAAAAGTATTGAAAGATACGCCAATTTTCATACTTTTATTAAGCAAACAGTGTACCTGTCCCCCTGTTTGCCCCCAAAAATAAAAACCCTCTACGCTAATACATAGAAGGTTTTGGTGAGCCATCCGCGACTCGAACGCGGGACACCTTGATTAAAAGTCAAGTGATTACAGATTTATACACCAATTTGAACCAAAACAGATATTTTCTAAAAGCCTTGGTAATACAGAATTTTACTGATATTACTTGCCAAAACCTTTTGGTATAATTTTACTTTTTACATAATTGTTACAATTCATTTCATCTAAAACCATTTAAATTTATATAAAATCATCTGTATTGGTTTACTATTTGGTTTACATTGGTGTACACATTAATTACAACAATGGTATATTTCATCCAATACTTTAATTGCATCTTGCTTTGTATCTGGAAGGACATGCGTATAAGTATCCAGCGTAAAACTGATAGAAGAATGCCCAAGTAAATCGCTAATTGTTTTTTCAGGGACCCCTCTCTCAAAAAGCCTGGTTGCAAATGTGTGTCTTAAAGTATGAACCCCGCACTTCGGTATTCCAACTTGTTTTATTATATTGTAAAAAGTTCTTTGAAAATTTCTCTTTAGGATGTACGAACCTTTCTTGTTACAAAATACGATATCGCTCTTACTTACTTGCTTTAGTTTCAACTCTTTTAATAACTTCAATGCCCTTTGTGTAAGTGGAATTTTTCTATTTCCACTCTTTGTCTTTGTAGTATTTTGAACTACAAAGACATTCTTTCCTGTGTCGTTTTCTCTGTCCTTTACAAAAACTAAATTCTTGTTTACAACTACATATCCATTAACCAAGTCTATATCGTCCCACCTTAAAGCAAGCAATTCACTCATTCGCAGGCCAGTATCCAAAGCGACTATAAATGCGGGATAATATTGATATTTTCGGGCGCATTCTTCAAACCTTTTTTGTTCTTCCAGAGTAAATGCCTTTATCACCTTTGGTTCCATGGAAGGCAATTCTACATGTAATGCAGGGTTTTGTGGAATTAGATTATTTCTAACTGCCTGTTCTAACGCCCCTCGCAGTACTGCATGGAATTTACGTATAGTAGATGGTGAATATCCATCACTATACTTAGTATTATAAAAGCCTTGAATATGAGCAGGGCGTAAATCTTTTAACAATATGTTACCTATTTCCGATTTAATACTTGTTTGAATTAATATTTCGTATAAATCGTATGTTAGTGGCTTTAATTTTATACTTTTATATTTTTTAAGCCAATCCTGTAACCATTGTATTAACGTTATTTTTGTTGGCTCAACATAAGTACCAGTATTAATTTCATTTAGCAATGCGACCAGTTTATCCTGTACTTCTTTACGGGTCTTACCATAGATACTTTTTCTGTTTGGTTTACCATCAGACTTATACCCGATCATCACACGCCCCATCCAAAGGTTTTCACGCACTTTAGTGATACTTCCTTCTCCATTACCCCTTCTATTTGCCATTGTAAAACCTCCTTATGCTTTTGGATTCTCAATCCATTTTTGAAAAGCAGGTTTTGGTACTATTATCCGCCTCCCCACCCTTACGGAAGGAAAACCTTTGCTTCTACATAAAACATAAGCGTTATGTTTTGATATACCCAAAACCTTTGCCACATCAGAAACAGAAAGGGATAATGGCAACTCGTCTAAACTCTTTATTGTATTTTCAATGTGCATCAGTACACCTCCTATTATACATTTTTTGATTAAATAAATAAAGCTCTTCCTAACTACTTATAGTCAGAAAGAGCCGGTTTAGTTAAATTCAGTATTAAACTTTCTTACCTATATTCACAAAAGCTTCTATTTTAGTATCTATCCAACGATCTAAATCTCCATATAATAGCGAAATAACCCTTTTGACTTCTTCACTAAGCATGAGGAGAATAATTGATTTACACTTATTAAAAGCTTCCTGTTGGCGTTCTTTAGTAAATTTTCCACCCTTTTTAAGCTCATCAACAAACGTTTGGTTAACAGTGATTACAGCAGATGAAACAATGTCCACGGCTATATCTATATACTTCTGACACACGTTATCAGATACAGCCTGTTTAAGCTGAGATGTTTTAACCTTTAAAAAACTAATTAAATAAGCAGTAACAGTGCCTATTAAAGGAATTACACATACTGTTAATATAAAATTAACCATTTCTTGTTTGGTCATAAAAATCATCCTTTCCATATTTATTAATAAAATTTTCACTTTCTAATATTGAACGAATTTTATGAACTGTCCTACTAACTTTCATATTAGAAATACCCAAGTCCCTCGCAGTATCACACTGGTTGTTGCCGGATAATTGTAATTTTAATATCTCCATTTCAATGTCTGTAAGTTTTTCTTTAACAGTTTCTATTATGGTATCTATAAACAACTTATCTTCAACTGCTAAATCAACTCTTTCATTGCTTTCAATATTATTTGCATAATTCATATTATCACTAGATTCATCGATACTTTTAATAAACTCACCTACTTTCAAAACTTGTTTTATACGTTTTTCTGTAGTGCCAAAGAATGCTGCTAAATCTTTGGGCGGTGGCAGGTATCCCAAATCAGCTTCCAAATTCTTAATATTTGTTATTAATGCCTGTACAGTCCTCGGCACTTTTATAATACTGAAATTACTTCTGAGAAAATATCTTATTTCTCTGACAATAGCTACAACAGCAAAAGATGAAAACTTAACTCCTCTAGTTGTATCAAAAGCCCTTATAGCTTTAATAAATCCAATTTTACCCAACTGTAACAAGTCATCTCTTGTAACTCCACAAGTCTCTAATACATTATTAGATATGTTTATATATTTATGAATAGCGTGCCATATGAGATTAACGTTATTTTCAATCAGCTCACCTAAATATTCATTATCGTTTTTCGCTCTTTCAATATTAGACATGTTATATAAAGAATATAAATCTTTCAAAGGTAGTATCACCACCTTAAACCTACTTAAACTGTACAAGGTTAATCTTCTAAATCAATAGGCTGTAATGGAGATGGATCTTCTGGATCTGAAGCCACAGCAAATATAGCTCTACATAAAGCATGAGCTAAATGTTCATCAGAACGATCCCCCGCCAACCAGCTATAAAAATGGATAATTGCATGATTTATATGATCTTCACAAGGAATCAGTCTCCAATTGTCTTTACCATACTTTTCCGCCCCCTCAGCCAAAACTTTAGCAGCCTTAAGTATGGCGTATGGGTCAATTAAATCCATTCGATATAGTGCCTTACTCTGTTTCCCACCTTTCTCATTAACAGAAATTTCAGCATCAGGTCCTACGCCTTTAATTACCTTCATAACTTGAATTTCTCTCCTTTCAAAGTATTTTAAAAAGTACGTTAGAACCTACTGGATTTAGTTTCATAAAGGCTCAGTATAAGATTTAAGTGTATACTCTCTAAGCAAAGACTTAAACTCATCCTCGGTTAATATATACGCCTCAGAAAAGTCAGAAATTATATATGATGCACCATCTACCATAACAATACTGTAAACAACACCAGCATCTTCTTTATACTCATTTTCTTTAAAATCATACCAAATTTTTGAAATTTCATAACCAGCAACCCGCCCGCCAAACCAGACGTTTACAGTATTCTCTTCCAAACCCTCATTTACAACTAAAGGATTAGTAGGTACATGGATATAATTACCTATAAGAGTAGCAAGAAGATCTTCTGTTATACTATCATTAATGTCTTTAATCTTTAACACTTCAAAAACCTACCTTTCAAAACGTTTAGTTACTAGTACTACCTATTCCGCCCTGTCTTTCTTCATCTACACCATCACCATCTACCATTAAAAATTTGGTAAATATACCTTGAATCAATGCATCTCCCTTGCGTACTTCCAACTGCTTATCTCCTTCATTTGCAAGTGCTATCCATATATGCCCCTCATTGTTAATGTTATCGTAGTAATCTTTATCTATAACAGCGACGCAGTTTTTTAATCTTACATTAAACTTAAATCCTATACTACTTCTAATATATAGAAGTAATGCTTCATCATCTAACATATAAGCCTTTATACCAGTAGGTATTTTTATTTGCTCTCCTGGTTGGAGAATGAATGATATCGGACTAAAAAAATCATATCCGGCAGAATATTTTGTTGCTCTTCTAGGTAATTTTATATCGTTGTATTCTTGTAATAAATCAGCATTACCACCCATATCTTTACAATACTGCTCAAACGAGACTTTTTCGAATCCTCTCACTTTTATCGGTTGAATTAATCTCATCTATTATCGCACCTCCGCTAACTTAAATATTTTTTGATTCGATGTCGCTAATTTTATACCAAACTGAGTATTATCAACAGTTTGCAAGTCTTTTAGATATCTACCTGTTTTTACATAATCACATAAACTTAAAACTTCTTTTGGAATTTCTTCTAGTTCAAACCTTGTGAAAAGCCATATTTGTTTGTTCAATGTTTTTAAATCTTTTAGAAATTTAATCAAACTATTAATATCTTGGTCTAAAGGCTCCCCGCCCATTACCATAATATTGTCAACTAAAATATCAAACTGTTTAATTCTGTTTTTTAAATAAGAAAAATACTTTTCATTATAGATACTACCGATTTTGAAATCCCACAATTCTGGATTATGGCAACCCGAACAATACGGATTGCCTTTACAGCCAGAAACATAAACCTCAAAACTTTTTGTCTCCAATGAATATTGAGTAGCTGCTATTCTCAGCATAACTCCAACTCCTTTACAAAAACCCTATTAGGATAATCATACTCCCTTCTAACTTTGTGAAAGTTCTTTGTGTTAACCAAAAAACCAACTACACGAGTAAAATTATCTACTATCTCTGACCCACAAATAGAGCAACTATTGTTTTTACCTACTGACATATGCTCATTTCTACACTTCTGCAAATTATAGTTAATCGCTGTATAAACTACACCTGCTTTTGCTGCTACAGCTATTAAATTTTCAATAAACTTAGGGTTTTCTATTCTCTGTTCTACATTCAAATGACATATAGCCCCTCCTGTCATTTTTTCATCAAACATACCTTGAACAGCAATCCTATCAAGTAAATTAGCATTAGTAGTTAATGGGATAAACTGATTAGAGTATAAACGGTACTCGTTTTGGTAACCTAATAATTTATCCTTTTGAGCTAATTTTATTGCACTGTTCTCAGCCGGGACCTGTTCAACGTTATGCGGAGCATTGTATTGTTCAACTGCTTTATCATTCAATGCATTAACAATATCGAGTATCTTTGATACAAACTCTTGCCCATCTTTATTTAATATACTTAGTCCCATAAAATTACAAGCTTCATTAAGTCCTACTAATCCGACTGTACTATATTGAGTTTTCAAATCCATAAAACCTAATTTATATAAAGGAAGATTATTTGAGTCTATTCTCTTTTTCAGTAAATATCTTTTTACATTGTTTATTTTAATAGCTATGCTTACAAGCTCTGTCAATAAATTAAAGAATTTATCACTATCTCTTTGAGCTTTTATTGCTACTCGAGGAATATTTATTGTTACTACTCCTAGTGAGCCTATTTTCGTACCCCCCGCCCCAAGTTGATTAAAATACTCGTTTTTAAACGAGGATCTTAAACGGCAACACGCACTGAGGGTACTTGTCTCACCAAAATACATATTTATAAAACCAAATTCTCTATTTTTATCTGCTATGAAAGACAAAAACTCTTTGTCTTTAATGTTTTTATTTTCATCTATACTAAAACATGCAGTAGTTACTGGAAAAGTAATTGGAGTATATCTTAATGTTTCACTCATTAAATCCACATATAATTCCTGTAACTTCTTCACAGTTTCTTTATTAACAGCATAACCATCCGGGAATATATAAGTACCACACAAATCGTCTAGGAAATATTTATCATAAATGGAAACATTATAAAACCCCGATTGAATCCCCGATCTAAAAGGTTGATTACATGAAAATATAAACGACTGTATTTCTTGCTTAACTTGTCTCCACAAATATTCTTCTGGAACATCGGGATTATCTCTGAAAAGCTTATCCACATAATAACTTGTCACAATTAAAAAATCTGCTAATCCTACCGCCCCCAAGACTGAATTGCTGGCGTATACAGTAAAATGAATCAACTGCCCAATAAAGCTACTTAAATGTTTCGGAGGATTACTTTTAACTTTGTTTACGAAAGGCAGCCCGGAAATAGCAACATCATACGAACTAAAGTTATAACAATAAGGGGCGTTGATACCTACAAGATCATTAATGTAAATATCTCCACAAATTTGCATTTCAACAGCTTTATTCGCTGTTTCAATATCATATAATTTTTTAAGGTATTTCCAGATAAGATATAAAGAATTAAGCCTGAAAAATGCTTTTGGAAGTTCTACATTATAAGCTATAATACTCGAATCATCTACATTAGCATTACTATCAACCGATACATCGGCTACACTTGAAGTATTTTTGAAAAAACTTTTAGAGAATATAGACATATCTAACTGCTTACCAATTCCCTCTAGATTAAACAACTCTTCAGGATACTTATTCTTTAGATGTGTCATTAAACTTTCAAACTCTTTTTCGTAAGTTGTTTCTAGCAGCATATTAAATCGACTCCTTCTAAACAATTTAAAATTTATAGTTAAAATAAAAACAAATCTATTTCGTTAACTTTGTGAACCTCCCACGACTGAAGTCGTAGGCTTCTTCCTGCTTCTTCGTCCTCGCAACCTACTAACTCCACAGGCGTAACTTCCGATAGTTCCTACCGTAACAGCGTCCTTATTAATAACTGAAGTCAAATAATGCGGACGCCAATTTTTCAATTTTACAAGCACCACAATAATAATCAAATTTACTTACTACAGGTCTAATGTAGCTCCTATTTACATCTTGTAAAACTATCAAATAATCAGTTTTTTGAATAATTCTTGCAAGTATATTTTTATAAAAAGGGGAGTTAATTCTTACTTTATCACCTACAGATAAACCATTGAAAAAACTATCAACATACCGCATACGAAACTGTGAAGCTGCATATACACTTTTTATAACATCATCATTTTTAATACCCATCACACTTACTTCCTCCATCTTTTAGTTAACTACTGCCACTCATAGTTAGGTATACTGTAATTCCAATCTAATTCTTGGCCACAATAAGGACATTTTTCAAACATTAAACTCGGGTAAGTTGATACAATTCACTTAAATTCCTCCTTATCATGTACTACGCTTTTAGCATAACACATACACGATAAGGGCTGATTTTAGTTGGTTTCAAGTGAAATTTCCTATTGTTCTATAGTCAATCATCAACTATTAACAGTACAGGGATAACTTCACAACGCTTTCCATTTTCATTTAACTTGTTGGCTTTATAACAAGCATCTTCAAACGGTAGAAAAGTGGCTGAACTTAAATTAAGTGTGGACATAATCCCATCTCTATTCCCGCTAAATCCTCCAGACATCCAATAAGAACCATCTTCTAGTAAAATTACATGAACATTGTCTCTATCTTTTATTGGTTGCATCTAGTTCACTCCTTCTAGCAATTCTGGGTTTTGCCATACATTACCTATTACTTCAAATGTCTCGATTTGGAAAGATGCAATAGGTGTATTCAATATTTTATTGTTGTATCTGACTTTATTTGCGTCCCTAACCCAAAATACGCCTTTTTCAAACTCAATTCTTACATTCCAACATCCTTCACGCCGCAATATATCGCCACCATATATCCATTGCATTTTTTTGTCTTTGCGTGTAGTGTATTGCATTACATGTATTGGCGGCACATAATCTAAGCATATTGCCCCTTCACTGTGAACAACCCACAAGCAACCATTTCGCACTTCAATATTCGTGCAAAAATCAAAGTAATGCATTTCCTTCCAGAAGTCATCCCATACTCGGAACCTATACTGGCTTTCTTTCATTATCCTTCCCCTCACTCACCAGTTTGGTTTGAACTTCGCAGTTCTTGATACAATACCCGTTTAAAGGCACTTTGTATTTCAGGCAAAAATCTGGTTGTTTTCCTGAAGTTTTGCTTCCTTCCCACGCAGGAACATAATATTCACAATTAATCATCCTCACTCACCGCCTTTAAACACAGCAATGCAAATGTTGCTAATAATTCGTTTGAACAGTCCTGACATACATCTAGCATTTCGTCAGGTGCCTGATATTTAGATATTCTTATCTGGGGTATTGCTGCACCGTCTTTCTCTGGTATTGCAAAATGCGGTACTTCTTTTTTGCAAATGTCGCATATTTTAATGGTTTTTTCTATTTTCTTAATCATTCTTCAACCTCCTAACCACACTGAAAGTTAACGCATGGTTACTATTTATCAAAATATGTTTTTGTGGTTAATCCACCTTCAAAGTTAAATACCCACATCTCTGTCATCACCATCAGCATTTACAAATTCAATGTACTTAACTTTTTCTTTCATTGTTGCCCGCTCCTTGATTTTTAAATTCTTGTACTAATATTGAAAAATCATGTTCCTCTAATACATAGAAATCCTGACCATCTCCAAAGGAAAAAACCAATACAGGTATTTTTCCTGTCTCAAGAGCTTCTTTATGGATTTTCTCAAAATATTCTTTTTTAAGGGTAATAGATTTTGAAAGCTTTGATTTTGTTTTGGCTTCAATTCTGAAAAGTTCTGATATGACATCTGACTTTTTATTGAACATTGCGCCTGAAGCTTTCTGGACTTTCGCTGATTCTCCTATTTTAGAGAGGTGGCGGGCTATTCGGGATTCATGTTTTTTTGATATTTTTTTATAATTCAAACCTAACCCGCCTTTCGCTTTAAAAGTTCTTTTGCCATAGCAACTGAAAACATATCTATAAATCTCGTTTTTTCATGCTCTAGTAATTCCTCAATCTTTTGTCTGTAGTATATGGCATTTACATAATCTAAAAACAACCTTAAACTCAATAACCCTAGTGCAATTATTACTGCTAAAAACATTGAAGCTCACCTACCTTGTACTACATCTAAAACTAAATTTAAAATTTTTAAATAAATTTCTCCACCTGTTTTTTCAATGTCCTCATTCAAAGCTTCTCTAGCTTTCTCTTTACCATTAAACTTAATCTCCTTGCCATCATGTAAAAGAACCTCACCAGTACGAGGATCCATAGCTGTTAGCCAAGCTCCAGCAGCATGAAGTACCCCCATTAACCTGGCAACACTAACCAACTCAGCAACCCTGTCAACACCATATTCGTAATATATATCAATTACCGCCCTTCGAAATGGTGGACCTATCTTGTTTTTAACTACCTTAGTAACTATCTGCTGGCCTAAAAATTTTTTATCTGCACCGTTTCCAACAGAAAAAAACTCTCCAGTCGAAACGTCAATTTGATGAGTAAATGCATGTTTCCACGATCTCCCCCCAACAGTAGTTGTTGGAACACCATACTGGCTAAAAACACCTATAGCATCTCTAAGCTGGTTAATTATTATTAGTGTTGTACCTGAATCACTTAACAAACCTGTATTAATTAATTTTCTAATTGCTCTTGCATTGATCTTAGATGTTCCCCCCACCCTGCTTTCTTTATCCCATTCATCACTTTCAAACTCTTCTTTTGGAACAAGACCAGCCAAACTATCAAGGCCAATAATACTAAACTTTTTTGTTTTTAACATAACCTCGATCATCTCATAAATTTCTTCAGCTGGTTTATCTGGTTGCGAAAACACAAGACTGTTCAAATTCACTCCTAATTTCATTGCCCAGTCAGGGTTAAAAGTGTGTTCAGTGTCTATTATCGCACACAATTTATCTTCTTCATTTTTTTGAGCCTCAGCTATTGCCATACAAAGTAAACTGCTCTTCCCTGCACGTTCAGCTCCCCTTAACTCCACAGCCCTACCTTTACCATACCCACCACCAAGAGCTATATCTAAAGCTAAAGAACCAGATGATCGTGTTTCTACATTACATAATTTTTCATTTTCACCAAGAATAAAAACACTGTCATTACCAAATTCCTTCTTTAAATCAGCAACTATAACACGTAAATCATCCAACTCAATCCACCGCCTTCATACAGGATTTAATAAATTCAGACCATATTTCAGGATTTTTTGAATTAACAGGAGTAGCATCATGTTTCTCAAGATATTCATTATACAATCGATTAAATTTTTCAGGATTTGTTCTTTTTAACCATGAACCATATTTAGTACTTCTCTTTATTCTATTTGCCGAATTATTTAATACCTCACGTGGAAAACCTAATGTGTTTAAGTATCGCTCGAACTCTATTTTCTTAATTACCCTTTTTCCGTCTAAAAGCATTCTTCCACCCTCCATTAGGAGCAATAATATTATCACTACCTTCAGATTCTTCTTTCTGTACCCTGTAAGTAAAACCCGACTCACTTAAAAACTCTTTAATTTGTTCGATTAAAATAACTAAAATTATAAACGGAACCTCTTCATCTTCATCATAAGTAACAGAATTAACAGCAAATAATAAACTACTAAACAACTAACTACTAATAAAATTAAGTTTCTCTTCTTTATTATATCTTTTCACCTTACGCCCCTCCCCGATTAAAACTTCTTCTATTATCACTAAATTCTGTAGTTCTTCTTGTTATTTCTCTGCTTATAGAATTAGCCCTACATTCATAACCTTCCCTTAACCCCTTTACTGCCACATAATAAGCGTAATCCTCTACAAATTTATTTTCCCATTGAATATATATAGGCTCTGTTTGAACTGATGCTGCTCTCAGCTCCCGCCCACCATCCTGTAAGACATATAGTTGTTTTTCAACAGTATCCCTAATTTCACGAGAAGTGGCTTGCTTTATATCTGCAACTGCTTCTGTCCAACGTGCATAAGAGATCAGATTTGACCATTTGTCTAAATATTCACCTAATTCATTAAAAGGAATGTTAGCAATACCACCATACTCTTTTTTAAGTCTGTCCCACTCATCAAAAATAGTAATATTACTATCTAAAAAATCTGGTTTTTGCGGGACAGGTAAGCCAGAAATTTTTAATTTAGCAGCAACTTTACTAGCAGTAATCATTTTCTCAATATTTTGCTCAATTTCTTTCCTATCCATAATACCCTACTCCAAAAACTCTGAAATTTTAACTTCAACGCATGGGCTTGCAGAATAAAATTTAATTACCTTAAGCTCAACAACTTGTTTGTCATCTTTAAATGCAACACCATTTAACCCATCAAAAATTATTTTTGCTATGTTATCGCAGTCAAGCTTCATTGGTCTTATTTTACCTGCAAGCATTTCAGTGCGTTTTTTCTTGCTAACTGATCGTGGTATTGAAAAATAAGCTGTTATATCTACTTTAACAGGGCCTTCAAAATAATACCCACCACCTGTAGCAATAGCATACATCTCTTTAACAAGTACTTCATAATTAACAGTATCTTCAGGTGTATACCTATGCCCATTTTTTAAAATTCTCGCTCTCTGTTTTGATTTTGGTTCACCTAGTATTGTAAAAGATACAGTTTTCAAGCTACCAACCCACCCTTAACGCTGCATTTTCTTCTCTTAAAATATGGCACTCTTCCTTAAGTTCTTGTATCTTGTCATCAAATTCAAACTTTAAATCCCCAAAAGTTTGTCCATGAAAAAACTCTTCAAGACGCTCTTTTAAAAATTCAGCATCTGATAAGGACAGTTCAAGACGTGTACTTGCTCCGTTTCGGAGCTTAAAATCAATCTGAATACCAGCATACTCACTTACATCAATATCTTTCACAGCATCAATACTTATCGTAATAGACATAGAATCAACCCCTCTTAAGTTTACCATTCGCTAATAGCCTTCTATAAGCGCGAGTTATTGAATCTACGAGTGTAGCATCTTTAAAACATTATCCTGAACTTTCTGAAACTTTTTAGACACTAAAACCATTCCTTTCAAAAATTCCTCCTACTTACTTATACCTTGCAGGAATGGTTTTAGTTAAATGGAAATTTTATACAAATGTTAACTGTTATACTCCAGTTAACATAACAAAGTAAGGTAATTCCAAAATCCAACTGCAAAATTGATGCCATTGCGGGAGCTTATGTTGTCTGCGTTGCTTAAATATATTCAACAATGTTTGATAGTTGGTACAAATCGTACGTTTCTGTAAAAATCCCTCAGGAAGAATATTTTTACATGCTACTAAAAAATCACGTTTCTCTTCTGGGTCATTTGTATCTTGATACAACTGAATATAAGTATTTATTTTTTCAATTAATGATGCCGGTATATTATCTTTCTCAAAATCTAATTCACCTACAGGCCCTTTCATAAGAGTATGCATTGTAGAACAAGATATTTTTTCAACATGTCTATAAGTATCAAACTCTTGCCACCAAAATCTGGGAGCAGTAATATCTACCCAAACAGTTATAAGTCTTAAATGCTTACAGTGTTCTGTTCCTGCTTTGGTTAATTTCTGTGATAATAGCATATCATTTTCACCTAACACAAATCTTTCTTCATTTGCATTTTTACTACACCAGTATAAGGGGTCATCACAACTTTTGATTCTACTATCACTTTTCTCCCACGAATTAAGCGGATTGCGTAAAGCACGAATTGATGCCTCAAAACCAAACACTTGCGCATTTTCTATCTTCATAAAATCACCTTTCTCTAAAATATTCTTTTAACTGATAAATAAATGCCATACAACAAACTAAACCCATAACCATAGAAAATAACGATACTTTTAAATTAGGACCATATTTATATGATATGGCCATACTATTAACAAAACCAATAATACACATACTACACGTAAATAAACTGAAAAATTTTTCCATCCACTTCTCCCCCCCCTCCTCTCTCTTAGATAACACTTTACAAGTTATTAATTATATTGAAACTTCCAATAAGCTCGTCCACCACCTACAGAGATGGTGGTAGTTAGCTGGATTATAATTAATCTAGCCACCCACCCCACACAAAAAAATCAGAATCTTGAACATAAACAGCATTACACTTATTTTCCTGACAAAGTTTCTTATAAGCACAAAAGTTGCAGTAATTATTCTCTTCTTTCTCAGGAAGTACTTTATTTATTAAATGTCTATCAATTAATTGCACTCGCTTTAAAGCCCACTCCTTTTGTTCTTGATTAACTTCAAAATGAAATGCCTTCCATTGAGAATTACCTTTATTGAGGTATAAAAACATTATGTTATCAATACCTAAACTCAGCGCGTATAATGCAGCTTGTTTTTTATGATCCTCCAAAGGCTCATATAAATAATCAAAATCATTAGGATTTATAGTCTTAAATTCAAATATCATATCCATATTTTCAAAATTAAAAATACCATCTACAATACTATAGATATAATATTTTTCCGTCCACCTTTTATCTATAAATCCTATTTCCATATCCGGTCTGTTTTCTTCTCTATTTTGTTGCTCATTAAAAAACTCAATCCCTTCCCGCCCCCACGCCGGAAGCTCATGAGGGGGGACGAGTGAAAAAGGAAAATCTTTTTGCATAAATATTTCTCTTTGTACCCATTCATGTAATGCAGTACCAATTTCTAAAGTTCTAATACTTCTTGCATTCGTATTCTCAGAACAAGGAAAACCTAATATTTTATACCATACCTGGCGTATACATTTATAATAAAGAGAAGGACGTATATAACAACTACCAAGTTTATTTTTACTACCCCTATCCTGAACTAAAAAATCATCTAATGACTTTATAAACTTTTCACCCAAAGGTTTCTCTTGTTCTCTTATTTCTGCTTTAATCCTTTTTACTAAATTTGCTAAACTCAATAGCACCAACTCCTTTACTCCTCGTTTTCATCTTCATTAACATTAGACAAATGTAATTTCTCTATTTCATCTTCAGATAATATCTGTGACCAACGCCACCCACACTCTGCATCAGAAAGCATACCGATATTCATTGGAATAGCATTACACATTACTTCCTGAATCCTTCTAATATTATCAATACCAATATTCTCTGGTACATCTATAATGAGCTCATCATGTATATATAATACAATTCTGGAATTTAATTCCTTTAACAAAGGCTGTAGTTTTAGACAAGCTGTCTTTAATTGATCTCCAGAACTCCCTTGAATACAAAAATTTACGGCCATTCGATGTGCACTTTCTAATTGCCAAGCTTGCCCACTATTAACTTCATTATACAAGCGGCGTTTTCTGCCAAGAATAGTTTCAACATACTTTTTAGAATCAACCTGTTTCCATATACTACGAACCCATTTTGAAACACCTTTATATGTCTCAAAAAACCCGTCAATAAACATTTGAGCCTCTTCTTCTGAAACCTCTAAAGTATCTGCTAAACTAGAAGCCCCTATCCCATATACAGTACCGAAATTTACTGTTTTAGCAAACTTTCTAATTTTCTCTAATTTCTTCCCTAGTACAGCGTCCTCTTTTAATTTAACCGGATCTGTTGTATTAATCTTACCTTCAGTAAATAACTGATTTATATAATTAGTATCATTAAACCTCTCTTCAATTAAATTACCATCAGCATCATGGAATAATGGATACATACCCCTACAATAGCAAAACTCTTCATAAGTTAATTGTTTATCAGGATTTTGCATATTCCATATTTTAGTACCAGTCATTGAATGAACATCTTTATTATTTTTGTATATATCCATTAATAAAGAATCTTTAGAAAGTTCCCCCAACCAGCGCAATTCCTGTGACAATACCTTACAGTTTCCTGTAAGCCAGACTATACCTTCATGAGGCAACTTTGTGGAAACTAAGCCTCAGCCTACCGTATATACAGGTTCGATTGATTTACCTATTATAAGGTAGCGACCTGTATTCGTATTAATTGTTATTTATAAATAACAATTAATACTCAGTCGTTGCACTCCCCTCCACTGGGAGCACAGGGTTAGCATAGTTTACTTTCAAAAACTCTTTTTTTACGTTCAAGAAATAAATAAGGGTGTGTATAAATAAAATTATAAAATTCTTTTGCACAATGATTACCTGCTATTATAAACGAATAATTATTATTACCTGTTCTTTTGTCAACAAAAACTTTAACAAAACTATTAACATGCATTAATACTATTTCATGAAGTTTTGTTATAAAATCTTTAGACCCACAAGAAAACCCAAAACATAAATTATTTCTACATATATAAACAGTACCATTACCATCAAAATACCCTCTAATAAAATCACTTAAATATTCATCAGGTACATCAGGAAATTTTTTAGTTTTTGATTTTTTAGCAGTTAGCCCACATTTCATTAACTGATTTACAATATCTCTCCGGTTAAAAACAATAGCTCTATGTCGTGTATTAAATTGTTTGTTAATAATTAATTTAATTGAATTTTTAGGATAATTAATTAAATCAGCTATTTTTTCTAAAAGTTCATAATCTTGATCTTTCAATTGCAATTTAATACTATACTTCTTTCCACTACTAATCGAACCATCTGCAAAAAGTAAACCTAGTAAATAAGCAAATTCTTTTGACCAAGAAAAGAAAAACTGTTCATTTATAGAAAATCCTCTTTTCATTGCTTGTGCAATACCACTGTCTCTAGCTTCAATACCAAACTCTTCCATCTTACTTCTAACATAAGTTTGAGACCTATTTATTATTTTTGCAATTTCTTTTTGAGATTTTTTCTCTAAAACATACATAGTATAAAGAGCTTCTTTTGTTAAGATAATAGAATCAGAATAATTTCTCACTCTTAAAGGAATATTAAATAAGCGCAATCTGTTATTAATACAGTCTTTTGAACAGCCAAATACCTCGGCAATTTCTTTACACGACATATTTTTATTAACATATAAATCCTCTAAAATATCTCTAGGTATTTCTTGTGTAAATCTTTTGGTTAATTTATAACTATTAGAACTCCTATTAATACACAAACTTTATTGCACCTCATTTAATAAAATTTGTTTTAAAAGCAATATTAAAACTAATTTTACACACCCCTAAAATTGCTAAAAATACACAAACATACAAAATATTTTGAAAGTAAACCTTAGCGTTCCCTGTTTTGAGTAGGTTTAGATTAACGACTTCAGCCCACACTCAACTGAAGTCACAAGACAAAAGCAACCTTCCTTCATCTGCTACAAAAGCATTTCTAATTAAGTTACCAGCAGGGAGTTGTTGTAAATTAGGGTTGCTACTACTCATCCTACCAGTAACGCATCCTATTGTTTGAAAACTCGTGTGTATTCTCCCGTTAACAACATTTTTAGGAAGCTTTTCAACAAAAGCATCAATGAGTTTTGCTTTTGCCCTAAATTCTAGTAACAGTGGAATAACAGGATGGGCGTTCTTTAATTTCTTTAAAGTCTTTCTATCTGTACTGTCAGCTTTCTTTTTATTAACAACAGGGAGATTTAATTTTTTATACAAGACTTCAGATAACTGCTTTGGTGATTTTAAATTAATTTCGCCAAGATAAGAATAAATCTGAGATTGCAATTCTTCGTATTCTTTGTGTAATTGTACAGCTACAGTGTTTGTAATATAATCTAAATCAAATTTTACACCGTGCTGTTCACTGTCCCACACGATATTAATAAAAGGCATCTCTAATTCAAAGAAAAGTTGCTTTATTTTTTCTAACCCGGATCTATTCAATGCTTTATTAAAAAACTCATATAATCTATATGTCATATAAGTATCTTTAATAGCATAATACCCTGCTAAACACCCCCGCCGCCCCTCTTTTAACAGTATCGGGACTGTATCAAATGTTTCTTTCACTATACCCATTGTTTCCAATGGAGTAGACTATACCTTCACAAACCTTTTAATAGGAGTTTTATTAGCGGTTACTCCAAAGATTTGTGCCTACCGTTTAAGCAAGTTTTAAACTTGCTTCTGACAAACTACCCGCTAAATAGCTCATCAAGTCGTTACACCCCAACTACTGTCACCAGTATTGTAGGCTCGGTATTACCCTCGACTTTACGTTAGGGCTTCACCGATTGAGGTAGGTTTTAGTTCGGCAAAATTATTACTTACCGAACAGCGTACTAAATTTATCAGCAGGCTCTTTAAGATATATCCCTGATAACTCTTTTAATCCTTTTGATTGGTTTTCATCTAATAATGCCGAAGCAATCATTGTATCAAAATAAGGAGTAATTTTAATGCCTAACCAATTATATAAAATGTGCATATCAAATTTACTGTTGTGTAATATGAGCTTTTTCTTACTATCTTCTAATAAAGGTTTAACTTTTTTAATTACAGTATCTTTAGATAAACATTTTACATAATCAATACCTACCCGCCCACCAACGGGTGGAGGACTAGAACCAATATCATCAACATGTTTTAATGGAACATAATAACCACAATTAAATTTCGGCAACCACAATGAAAAACCAACAATTTCATTAACAAAAGGATTTATACCAGTAGTTTCAGTGTCGACAGCCACATAATCCTCCAGCAATAATAAATCACACACACCATCTAACTGATCTTCTGTCCAAATTACATGATAATTATCTGGAAGGATTGTTTCATTAGCAATTTCTAATATCTGCTGTTGCTTTTTTGTTAATTTCTTTACTTTTATCGGTTTCTCCTTTTTTACTATGCTATTATTCAATCCTTTCTTTTTCTTTTCTAAACCGTCTATAATATAGGATATTAAATCTAAATCCATAAAACCACCTCAATATCCTTCTTGAAATTCTCCACCTTCTAAATGAAGCGTAAGGTGGGGATTCCTGCTTCACCATCCCCGTAATCCACTAACTCAACAGGCATAACTTCGGATAATTCCTACCCTAATACCAATTCATCTCCCGCTTATAGAAGCTGGAGATGAGTTGGTTAATTCTGATAAAGGCCTTCGGCTAAATATTCTATAATCCATCTCCACACCACTATGAGTGGGGAGACTTCTTGTCAAGTTAAGTTAAAACGGATAATCTTCATCGTCATCTTTATTACCATTATTATCACTATTACTCACGGGTGTACTGCCATCCATTAGTTCTTCAATCTCTTCTTTTGTAAGTTTTTCAATAAGATTTTCTATTGGCGGTATATACTCAGCATACTTTGATAAATCTTCATCACTTTTATCTTTAGCAAAAAAGCTGTATTGTGTTTTAAGTCCCTCACCCTGCCTTACAACTTTCAAATCATAGTTACAGAGATCCCCATATTCTTCTTCCAAAGCAATAAGAAATCTAATAACATCTTTTGATGCTTTAAAAATCTTAACTTTACCGTCTGTTTTATCCAGAACAGGAATATACGCTCTTAGAGAAGCAGATTTACCTGTCTTACATAAAGGACATTCTCTCTTTCCTAAACACTCAATAGTCTTCCAAAAACCACCAAAATTTTCTACATGTTCATAAGCCGCATTTATCTCTCTTGTCGGCACAAGAACTCTTATAAGTTTGCTTTCTCCAGATTTCATTTTAAACAATGTCGCAGTTTTTTCCATAGCTTCTTTAATTTGATTAAACCCTTTAAACATATTTCTTTTCTCCTTTTCACTTTTATTTTTTTTATTTTCTTTGTGACTTTGTCCGTTATAAGAAACTTATAAAAAGTTATTAGTTTTATAACTTTTATGTTCTTTTCCTTATTCCTAGAGTCCGCTTTCGGAATCCTACTTGCGTTTAGTATGACTCTCCAAAGGCTTAAATTCCGATGTAACGGCACCGTACAAAACAAATTAATAATTTTTTATTGACTGTTGTGACTTTGTCCTCTTAGGTATTCGCAACCCTAAAAGCATAGGTACCCTTAATGCGAACTAGGTACAACAAAGTCTGAAATTTTTCTTTCTACTTACTTATAGTTTATTAATAGTGTTTTAGTTAAATGGAAATTTTTAGAAAATATATGTGTACTTTTTCATGGCCAACTACCCACCGCTTATAGAAACAGATAATTGACTATACTTGAGATGTCTTACAACTTAACTTGCACTTTTCAACAATACCTTTCCACAACTGGCTTATTCTTGCTTTTGTATAACCCAACATTTGAGCTATATCTTGAAACTCAAACCCTTCATATCTTAGACTAAAAATTTTCTTTTCCTTTTCACTTAACCCTGAATTTTCCATAAAATCTATAACTAAATCTACAGTATCAAATATAGAACTATCATCAGTTACCTCAGTTTTCAAATGGCTTGGTTCATCACTCTCATCTGGTTCATAGTATTCCACCAAAGCAAGTGCTGAAGAATTCAATTTGTTATTTTCTTTATTAATCTCTCGTAGACATGATTTTATACCATTAGTAACAATTACATCAAAATAGGTTGATGCTTTTGAAACACTTTTATCATACTTATCAAGAGCCTTATAAACTTTAATAAGTACATTTTGTGTTATATCTTCTTTATCATACTCATTAAGATAATAGACACTTGAAAGTTTTTTTCTACAAAAAGATTGAACTGTCTTAAGAAATTCTTCAGTTTCTTTTATCTCCAGTAATTCATCTAAAACGCCCATTAATACGACCCCCCTAAATTACAGGATCTTAGTTTTTCTGCTAAAGTAAGTTCTAAAGGATATACAAATCTTATTTCATTTAATTTGCCTGCAATTAATAACTCATTTGCATCTTTATATCCTGGTATATGTTTGGGTATAGTTACTTCAAACCCCCAACGCATAAGTTTTTTAGATATTCTTTCCATTGCATCCCATCCGGCAGTATCATTATCAAGAAAAAGATTTATTTTTCTTATATGAGCTACCTTAAGTGGATGAAGCATTTCATCAAAAAATATTCTTCCCATTAAAGCCACAGCAGGTTTTTTACTAACATAACAGGCTACTGCGTCTGTCGCACTCTCTACCATATATATTTCATCTATATGTTTTGGAGCCTGCATTATATAGTACAATCCGTACAGTATATCTTTCTTATATACATCAACATCATTATGAAATAACTTTCTGCCGACCGCCCTCCTCTGTAAAAATCGTATCCTGCCTCTATGATCTCTTACAGGAAATACAATGCTGTCAGTTCTACTATCATACCCCAATTCAAATCTATCTATTGCCCTATCATTAAACCCTCTCTGATACATGTAAGAATGTTTTATGCCTTTGTACTTTAAGCCTTCTTCTTCAGTAACATAAGCATGTCCCATTGTTTTTAAAGCTTTTTCCTTAGTTAAAGCATCTATTCTATACAGCAAACCTTTAATTTTTAAAGGCGGTTCAATTCCATTATCAAAATAAAATAATTTCTCTAGATAATACTCAGCATAAATCTCATTACCGCCAATAACAGTCGAAACTAACTTAGCTAATGTTCCATGACTCCCACAACTGAAACAATTCCACCCAAAAGGATATTCACTCATAATCCCGCAAGAAGGTCTTGTTTCTGCATGTGCTGGACAGCAGAACATATAATGTTCACCGACTTTTCGTATGCCTTGAAATGCATTAGGATTCACTAAATAATTTTCACTATTACCCCATATTTCCTTTAAATGATTTAATAAATAAGCTATATCATTTTCAGTTAAACCAACCATACTATCAACCCTCGTTATAGAACACGTGTTCGTTTTGGGAGGTAATTCCAATTTTAATAGAACAAACGTTCGTTGTCAACGTCTAATTTTATGGAATTTTTTAGAAATTAGCTTCACTTTCGTCTAATTCGCTCCAAATTCCCTTATCAATATCTACATTTAAAAACATGGTTTCGTCTTTTTTCCCATCTCTATTTTTCTTAAGAGAAATAGTCATAATATTATTAGACAATCTTAAAGTTAAAACTTTTGTAGCCTTTTGTGCAGGGTTATCAGATTCTTGTATTTGGTACAATTCAGGAGTAGCGTTAGCATCTTTTTTTGCTTCTTTCGCAAATTCCCGCCCCGTTTGAGCCATTACCACCATCGGAACCCTAGTTTCAAGATTTATTGTCCTTAATGCATTGGAAACATTCACTATTCGCTTTCTGATATCTTTTTCTCCAGTACCGTCTGATATATCGTAGAGCTGGTCGACTATAACAAGAACCGGTCTCTTATCCTCAATCACTCTTCTAATATCCAATGGAGTAAAATTTCTACCAAAATCGTCTTGTGTTATTATACAATAATCATTTTCAATCGACTGTAATCGCTTAATATACTCAGCATAATCATCAACATTCTCTAAATTACCAAACCTTAAAGCTGAGTTTGAAAAATGTGCTTTTAGTGTATCAAGACGATATGATACCTGTGTCGCTGTCATTTCGGTATTTATACAAACAACAGGATTTTTAATATTTGCCTTTAAACAGTGCTTCCATACAGAATACCCAATATAATCACCTAACAAAGACTTCCCTTGCCCAGTGCGGGCGGATATTAAGATAAAATCATCTTCCATTATACCTCCAATAAGTTCATCTAACCTGCTAAGACCTGTAGGTAACCCTAATAACCCAGTTTTACCGTGTCTTTTCATATACTCATTAAACCTATCTAAAGCATTTTTAACCCATGAATAATATTTAATATCTGTAGTAACTTGTTTAACAACTTTGTCTAAATCAGTCTGAAAACCTTTAACTACATCTACAAAGTTATCAGCATCAGCACGTTTTATTAAATCTTGTACTAATACAAATACTTTATCGCTAAGATACCGCCCACGCATTGAATTAACTATCTTCTCAATTGGGTCAAGATCTAACGGATCAAATATTTTATACTCTTCAAACTCATTAACTAAAGTTTGATGTGAAGGTAATTTATTATAACTTCTACTGAATTTTTCTATGAAACTTACTATTGGCAGTACCTTTGGATCAAAATATTCGGCAGATATTTTATTCTTGAACAAGAAATAAATATCTCCTGAGTTTATCCAATGATTTATTAAATAAATGTCATTATACACTCATAAGTCCCCCCCCCACACATACTTAATTAATAGCCTCTATAGGGCGCCTAAGACTAGAACAGTTAAACGGAACAACTAGCGAATTATCAGTCATTCTTGACATAGCCCTTTTTCCAACCATACTGTCTTTTGACAATTCTTCAATAGATAAATTAGATGTCGCTATAATAGGCAATTTTTTATTATAGCGATAATTTATTATAATATTTGTTTGCTCACGTGCATAATCAGACATTTTACCAGAACCTATATCATCTAATAACAATAAATTTGTATTCATAATGTCATCTATAAAAGATTCAGTACTATAATCATCCCGCTCGTATCTTAATGTATCAATAAGATAGGCATAATCTACATACATTACCAACGGATAATCTAAATCAAAACACTTACACCCTAACATACGAATCTTCTCTACTATATAATGATTTAAAATCATAACAGCCACATGTGTTTTACCATTACCTACAGTATCACTAAACAAGAATAAACCTGCACCACGTTCATCTACATTAATCACTAAATGTTTGATGTATTTATCAAGAATGGCATCAACACTACCAAAACTCATTGAAGTTTGTTTATTAACAAGCATAAATTTTTTAGGTATATTTGACCTGTCATATATTGCTTTCCATATCATATAAGCCACACAAAACTCTTGACGTTTAGGCTTTAATTCCCCAGTTAAATATCTACAACAAAACTGTAATAAACATTGAGCACAAAAAGAATGAATTTTATTCACCATAAAATCAACCACACCACCATTTCAAATATCAATCTTTAGCCCTGAATACAGCCATCCACAAACCTGTATCATGAATAGAATGCTCTGGAACACCGTGTTTTTCCATTATTTCCCTAATCTGCTTAGCCGAGTATCCTCGTTTAAGTAAAAAGCTTATTGCAGAATCAGTATAAACCCGAACTACTTCGAATGTATATAAACCTTTTTCTACCAATAATTTTTCCATTTCTAATACATATTCCTCGTCTAATTTTTCAACATCTCCATCCTCTGCTAATTCAAAACGAGTTAAAAATGCACTCAATTTTCCATATAAAGCACGATCATCTTCTTTCTTTTTCAACTCCGCCTGTTTTTCTGGTGTCTTATTTAAAAGCGCTTCTTCAGCCCTAATTAAACTAATGTTTTTCTGTACCTCCTTGCCCGTACAGTCAACTACCTTGCCAGTTGTTCTATAGGTATCAAGAGATGATTGAATCCTAGATGAAAAGAATAAATTCCAAGAAGGATCAAAATTATAACCATCTACACCAGAAGCAATTAACATAAAAAAGTTTCTTATCTGTTTCTTAGTCTCTTCTTTACCTATACGCCTTATTAAATTAGACATCAAACCGTAAGTCGCTTTATTTACACTACAATAAAACTCCTTCTGTTCAAAAAACTTAAATTTATAATAATCTACAAAATCTCTGCAATTCCATTTCTCTACTGGTTTCTTCATTTCCTCAAAAACTTTAAAAACACCTTTTTTAGACTCACTAACCTCTTCCACATCAGGGCTAACGGTCGTAGAAATACCACTTATTTTTATCGGTTTTGGGACATTATTCGAAAAATTTCCACTAATTTTTCCATTTGATAGTGACAAACTACACTCTTGTGTGTTATAATTAGTTATGATAGTTGAACTACAAAACAGTTCCTTGCTAGGAGCGTCAACAATCTCCCCAAAATCGAAGAGATTATTTTTTTGCCATTCAACTATCATTTTGCATATTTCACTGTTGCTAAAATTTAAAATCCAACTAAATTCATCAGTATCCTTAAAAATTACAACAGTATTCAATAAAACGTTTGAATTTATATCAAACTCACCGTTAAAATTGACACAGGAATCTAAAAACCTTCTTAAAAGAATATCATAAGAAACACCTTCTAGTTTATAGACATTTGTTTTTGAAGGTGTTTTTATTTGTGTAATAAATCCTTTATCAATTAATTCCTTCTTAATTTTAAGAAGTGAATCGTGTGATGTTGAAATGATACTAGCCATATCATAAATATTGATACTGACCATGTAATCTAATCTATTATTATCAAATATATATTCATTCAAAGCCTTAAATAACATTAAGGCTTTGGCACTTAGGACTTTTTTAGAAACCAACTCAGATTCTCTAACTAAAAACATACACTATTCCTCCAATTCTTTTGACAATCTATCCATTTCATCATATTGACTATGCGAATATATAGAATCATCTTCAACAGGACCAATACAACCAAAACTTTTTCCAGAAGACTTAACATATTCTTGTAACATATACATAGAAGGATATAGGAAAAATTCATACAGCCACCCTAAATGATATATAATATTACCGTTATCATCAAAATCATGTAATAATAACTCAACATTAACCAATTCATTAATAATTCTCTTTTTATCACTATCACTAAGCTTTCCATCATTAATTAATCTAATTGCAGCATTTACATCTGTTTCAGTTAAATAAAGTAAATTACCTTTTGTTACTTGTCCCTTGCTTACAGCAACACCTTTAAATAAAAGTAATACCGAAAATAAAAACTTAGCTTCCAATGATAAAGTAGAATACTTCTTATCAAATATTAACTGTGCAGGAATAAAAAGAGAATGTATTTTATAATCTGAAAAATCCAAACCCTTACATTCCCTTAAACACCTTATTTCTCTTCGTAATTCAACAATCCTCTCATGTCTGCTTGCACATTCTTTCCTTACTTCATTTAACATATCGAGCAAAGAATAAACCTTATCAGATAAAGCTTTTTTTATACTCTCATAATCCTTTGCATGCTTCTTTAAAAACTCACAAAATTCTTCACTTACTTCTGCATAAACACATTTACCAAATTTTTTTCTAGGCATAATGATGCTCCTTTCCGCCACCACACATTAAATTTTACAGGGGTTTATTGTTTTCGTAATCCCACAAACCGGCTTCTTTTAATTCTTTTTCAGCGGTCTGCAATGCTATTTCCCTCATATAAGTAGCAATAGGGTCTTTTCTTAGAGCAGCACCTTTCTTAATTATTTCGTGTTCCGAATAGTCCATAATAACTTGCAAAGCTTTTGCTGGCATATAAAACACTCCTTCCATCTTAATAGTTTATATTTCGTATTTAGATTAGACACAACAAAAAATTTTGTAACACAAATGTTTTCATATTCTTTAGTCCAAGCTTTTATACCATATATCAGTCGATTCTCTACACATATCGTTTATTACATTGTTCAATCGTGTTCTACAATAGCAATTTACAAAATAACTAAACACATATATCAATCCTATTGCTACTAACCACACAACAATCATAATAATCGCTTCTTTAGCTGTGACACCATCAAAAAACAACCATCCCATTAATATAACTACCATTAGTATTACAATCATACTTGCTACTAAAAATATATTAGAAGCCATTTTAGCCACCTCGCCCCCCCCCCTCCATTTTTCTAAAATTTTCTTTCTAATTACTTATACCTTTTGAACCACGCGCCAGTTAAACGAAAAAGAAAAAATTTTATCGTTAATTTTTTAACAATGTGCGGGATTCTTTTAATTACCCAGTGCGCCTTTGGCGCATATGTACCGGGAGAAATAAATATTATTTTTATTTAAAAAACTAAGGTTGAAAAAACTTTAAAAGTAGGGAAAACTTTAAAAATAGTAGAAAACTTTAAAAGTATGGAAAATTTTTAAAAGTAAGATTAAGGTACGCAAAATTTGAGTGCGTATATAATATAGTACTTTATAATATAGATATTTTAATATAATTATTAAAGTATTATTATATACGCACTCAAATTTTGCGTTTCATTAAAGTAAAGTACTCAGGTTTTACGTGTACATTAACACTTAAATCTTCATCTTTACACTAAAGATTAAAAAATTAAATGTAAAATTTTACCTTAGTACTTAAAGTTTTAATGTACACGCAAAATCTGAGTACGTATATAATATAACATTCTATTATTAATAATATTAAAGTACTATTAATATATACGCACTCAATTTTTACGTTTCACTAAGGTAAAGTACTAAGATTTTAAGTGTACACGTAAAATTTGAGTATATAATATATTACCTTTATAATATAGATATTAATTATAATAATATTATTACTATATATACGCACTTAGGTTTTGCGTGTTTTAAAGGCAGCAATTGTTAAAATTTTAACATTTATCTGCGATTATTGAATACTTGACAGAATTAATCTATGATTTTACAATTTATACATACAGTTGTTTATAGTTTTGACTAATGTGGGGTGTTTAAATTATTTTTATGAAAACACGAACAGTAATTTTAATAACATTAGCAATAGTATTAGTATCTTTTTCTATTGGACTTTTTATATCGTTTTTACTTTTTAGAAATACTTCAAACAAAAATAATAATAACGATAATCAAAGACTAGTATTAGTTGATCCAGACGGGAATTATATATATGAAGATAAATATATAAAATTTAAGTTTTCTAAAGCATGTAAATATACATTAAATGAGGATAATAATAAAGCTATTATATTAGAAAAAGAATTTAATACCGAAGTTTTAGGTACTTATAAAACTATTATAATCATAGGTTATAATATTATAAATACCAATAAGTTTAATATTCATGATTATTTTTATGATAATAAAAAACCAGTTGAAGGTGCAAATGTAGAAAAAATATTTTTTGAAGATTTAAAGCTTAGTAATACTTACTATAATGTAAAAATTACGTATTTTAAATATGAAGGTTCAGGTATTGTGGAATACTCTTTTCTTGATAAAAATTTAATAGTTAACATTTGGATACATGATATTTATCACGGCGATTTTAAAGAATTCTCTCAAACATATTCTCTCACTTTAGAAATTGATTATATCTTAAAGAATTTTCAATTTAAAAATTAATTTAAATGTACCCCCGTCCACCTATTTTGTAAGTAGGTGTGGGGGTAGATAACTTAATTAAAACTTAATTTTTAACATATTCAATTGCTCTCATAATTAGTGCTACTGCTTCTGCACGGGTGATGGGGGCATCTGGATTAAAAATTACACTTCTATCTTCTTGTTCTATTCCTTTTACTATACCTATTTCAGCAGCTTTTTCAATTAAATCCGCCGCCCAATGTTTTTTACCATCTTTAACCAAGTCTTTGAAAACAGACATAAATTTCGTCGCCTCCGCTTCCTTTATTATTAAAGGTATAAAATTTTTGTTTGCAGCCTCAATTGTGTTTCCGCCGAAAAACTTTGCTCCCGGGCATGTTTTTGTGTTTCTGTATCCTTTATCAGCAACAAAATCTCCGGAATTAAGATCAAACCAATGGTGATATAATATAGTAGTTGTAGAAGGTTTTAAGTTAAATCTTAGACAAAGAACAGCATTTACAAATATGATTGTCTGTTTATGTTCTTCTGTCATTATATCTGAATCAAAATTACCTAGGTGTTCAATGCAAATGGCTCCTGAATTTCTACCCTTTATACCTGCTGGTGTTGTATCTAATGGACGACATACTGCAATAGTTCCATCCGGAAATGTTGTAATATTTTGTGCGATATCACTCATACCGGCGCTATTTACATGGTATGCTTTCATATTTTCTAATAAAGTAAAGTGATTATTCTTAAAAGATTTATAGTCAGGTAAGTAAGTGTGATGGTTCTGTATAAATTTTATCTCTCTTTTAATTGTTGTCTTATTAATCCATTCTTTGAATTCTTCTTTATTGAATAAAACGAATTGTCCTTTTTGTTTCATATAGTTGGATCATCCCCTTTTTGTTTTTTATCATAAGCATATTTAAAAGCCTTCCTTGCTACAAAAGCCCCCGCCAATACCCCTGAAAGATATATCATATCTGGGCTCGTTATTTCTCTGGTTACAAATTTAAAACATATAACAAGGACAACTATTATTAACAACCCCCCTAAAGAAAGCTTCTCAAAGTCTTGTATACTAATACCATCTTTCCAAAAATTATCTGACTTTTTCAATTTAATCGCCCCTTAATTAGTTTATACTATCGGCAGAAAATCTTCTCGTCTCCATATTCTCGGTAATTTTCTATCTTGGAAATCAAGCTGTCCTTCAATGTTTGGTCTCCATATTCTGAAATTATTCTTAATGGTGGTGGCGGCTCCTAAATAGACACTTTTAACAGCAATATCAAAACCGCTTATAATATTGTTATGCAGCCAACCATGTATATAAAGTTGTGATATGAATTCTTGTATATCATATTGTCTTACATTAAAATCTACTAGTAAGTCTTTTATCTGATTTATTTCAATTGAAGATATTAAATGTTTCTTTTCAGGTATTGTAAAATCACTATATACATCAATATTGCTCGTTAATCTTTTTATTATTGAACTTAAAATATCATATTGGTCCTGTTTGCGTATAACTATACTTGAAAAAACATCTTTTCCAATAATAAACTTTAACGATCCAGTCAAATTTTCTTTATAAGGATTTATAAATAAACCTATCGTATCTTTAGAGTCACCTTTTCTTATGACCATACTTGAAAAAGCATCAGAACCTACAATAAACCTTGATTCTCCAAATAAGTCGATATTTTCAGGTCTTATAAAATACCCAAAAATGTCTTTTTTATTACTTCTTCTAGTAACATATGCAGATTTTAAATTTTTCCTTCCCTGTATAAATAAAGACGATATTAGTTCAGATTTTTCTGATGTTCTAATATTAATAATACTATACATATCTTTTGGTAAAGTTATATTTGCTTGTCCTACCGCCGCCCAACCTGTTAATCCTGACTCAGACAGCAGATCAGACATTCCGTTTTTTCTTATTACCAAAGAAGAAACTGTATATATTGATTTGACAACATCTATAAAAGAATGTAAAGTTTTTCTAATAATTTCAGCGTTAGAAGATGTATCTGTAGAATCTTCTTCAGGCTTTACATAAACAGAACTTAAAATATGTTTTGTATATGGTATGTTTACTGACCCATAACCAGTATACCCTTTGAAATCAACTTCAGAATTTAAATCTGTATAATGTCTTATTAATACAGAACTATTTAAATATTTGCTGTATACAATATCAGCTTTACCAAAAACTGCCAATCTTGTTATATTCATTCTTCCATTTATAGTTCCAGGGTACTTAATGATAACTTCAGCTTCTTTTATACACTTTCCTGATAACCTATAGATTGCTGCTATGTCTTTTTTAGCAACTGCACGTATTATAGCTTGACAATATTTATCGACAAAATCATATGCTCCTGTCCATGCTGGATCTGTGTAAACTAATGTTAAAAAGGCTCCTGAGCCTGATTCTTTTGAGTTGAATATTAAAAAATTATCACTTCTTAACATTAAGTTAAGTTTTGTTTTCCCTCTGCAGAGTAAATCTAATACATAAGTCCTTATATCAATTTCATTTTCTGGTCGAGTAAAATTATACGAAAATACTGGCTCTTGGTTGTAATTTATTGAAGTAATCCACATTAAATAATTTTCGTACCAGTTTGAATTTACTTCGTAAAAATCAACAATTCCACTGCCTGTGATTTTTTTAAGTGTTAGCGTCAATTTTAAACAATTCATGCCTTTCTTTACAATAAGATTTGAAATGTTAGTTAGGTCAAATTCAATAAATCCCCTATACTCACCATCTACTGCCTTACCGACTACAATTGAATGAGATTGGCCGTAAGATGTTGTCGGTTTTGCTTGTCTAGTATAAGTATCTTGTTTTATACTTACAGGATATGTTAATTGCGGAGGCTGTAACAATCTTTGTTTAATATCTAACAGCGCAGTTTCAGTTACACGGAAGATTGCTTCTACATTTTTCTTGTAGGGGTTATACACTGTGCCAGTAGGTCCATCCGTATGTGCTGGTTCAACATAAAAAGACGCAAAAAAGTCATCCATGTGGGCGGGGATTCTTGTATTAGATATTAAATCTTTTATTCCTTGCCCATAAGGAGTATTATATTTTAAATCCAGCTCATTCTTTGCATTAATAATCGCAGATGAAACTAAATCAGCCAATACTACCAACTCCTAAACAGGCTTACCCGACATGACAATTTGAAACATTTCATCCCCGGCAGAAACAAGAGTAGGCTTTATTCTTATATATAGAACAGCCCTACCCATTGGACTTAATCTAAATTGAACAGGGTATACAGGATTAAATGGTCCATCAGATAAGCTCATTTCAACTTTTGTCTTAAATTCATCTTCTGTTGCATCTGGTAACAAACAATATGTGCCCATCTCCTTTGCTGGTAGGCCATTTTTAACTGCTCTTAATGTTATATCAAAACTCATATTTTCATATCCGTTTATTATTTCAACAGCATAAACACTGGAAATACTTCCGCCTATTACCGTTCCAATATTAAGTGGACGCATCTTTATTTTATCTGGTGTTGTGTAAAAGTTGTAATCTACTCCAACATCATCAAAAGCAAGTCCTTCGGCTAGTTTTAAAACATAGTTGCTTCCTACTAATTCTCTCTTGAATCCTAAATCTGGTGTAATAACCTGTACTATATTAGCATTGAGAACTGTATCAGTTTGGACATCTATTCTATAATAATAAGTTTTATTTTGTTCTATACTTGTGTCTTCAAATGATTTTATAGACATATCAGATATTTCTGCTACTGCGATGGCAGCCGACATATTTGAATAATTACTTCTTTTCACTATGGTTTTTATATAGGATGACGGCTGTTCAAGTACTATATCCAACCAATCTAAAAGAACACGTTTAGCATATATCTTTTTAGGTTGTTGTAAAATTGTAGGCTGATATATTATAGATTCAGTATGTCCATAATAATTTGCTTCCAACGAATCAGATACAGAATATATTGCAATACCATAAGGGCCTGAATTAGATACATCAAGATTTATTATTTCCCCTCCCACAACTGATTGGGTTATAGCATTAGCGGTATCAATATTAGGGCAAGTATTGCCAGTGACAGTTGTAGAATCCCAATCTGCTAGTATTTTAGCTACTTTTATAGTACCGCCGGTGGTGGTTTTCATTTTCAGTGTTAACGTTGCTTGTTTTAAATATCCTTTTCTTGCATCTACGCTATTAATACGGAATAATGTAATTTCTGATTCGCTTATTTTCAAACTGGTATCATTAAAATAATTCATATTTGGGTTCGCTGATGATATATATGTGCTGTCATGGCTTTTTTTGTATATAACAACAGAATATGAATTTATTCCGCCAAAAGTATCTTCCATGTCTATTGTCACATTATTTGGACCTACATTAAAATCCGAAGGTTGATATGTTAGATTTATACTTGCAGGAGAATTAACCCAAGCTGTCCATTCTCCACCATTTACCCTATACCTGATAGGGTCTCCGTCAGGGTCTGAAATACTTCCTGATATAGTAATAGGCTTATCATATATAGCTGTCCTATTAGCAACAAGATTGTATATAGGATTAACATTGGTTTTCCAAACCTGTACTTGCCAAGATCCGCCTTGTCCAAATTTATCTCTGTAATCAACTACAACAGTATTTTCACCAACTGCAAAGTATGAATTCGAAAGAGCATAGCTTAAATTTAACGGCTGGCTTTGTAGATTAATCCAGTCTTGAATTACTTCAGTATTACCATTCCTTATGACACTAATCTTATATTGAACATCATCGCTATCTACATCTGAAATTGTGCCAGATATAACAATATTATCAGAGTGAGTATAGATTTTATCAACACTCAAATCAGCAGTGGCGGGGGTATTTATTAAAGTAATATTTTGTTTCCAAATATTACGTGTATTGTTACTATTTTTATATTCTATAGTTAAAGTGTTATCACCTAGTATAAATAATGAATTTTGTACAGTATAAGTTATACTTACAGGTGAATCGAGTAATTCTGACCAATCCTTGATTACAGCATTATTTAATAAAATTCTATACTGTACTTGATTGTTATCAAGGTCAGAAATCTCTCCTGTAATATTAACATTATCATTATGAATTTCAGTTTTATCTACTGAAAAATTGCCTAGGGTGTTTAAAGTTTTAACTAATAAAACAGGTCTAAATCCTGTATCTGCAGCAATAGTGTTATTAGATGCAATATAACTTGAACCATCAACAGCAGTATATCCTCTAACTGTCCTATTACCCGCACCAGATGTATTAGTAGTGGAAGTCTGACTCCAAATTTTGTTCCAATTCCATACATTATTGTCACCAGGGGTTATTGTTCCATTAAGATTTGATTTTACTATTATTTTATCCCACTCATTATTTCTATCAGTAGAACTTACGCCACCTGTTAATAATCTTAAAGTTAATTCATATCTATTTGAATAGACATTATTAATAGTTATTATATTCCCGCTACTAGCAGCAACTCCTGACTTATTTAACGTATCCCATGAAATACTGTGTTGAATATTTCTGTCTGCAATAAGTTTCTTTCTACCTAAATAATCATATCCTACCATAATAAAATAAAATGTACCATCAGGTGTTGAAGATGAACTTAAGGGAATTTCTGCTTTTACTGCACTACCCAAATTAGCAAATGTCCCCATTGTATTAGATGAAGCAGTATATTCACATGAAATCTTATCACCTATAACCATATCATTAATATCAGTTCTAATTGCCATACTACTTCACCTCCTAATACCATAAAGTAATCTGTTTAGAACTACCATCTGGTTCAATATATTCTAATACAGGCCTAAATCCTATTACCGAACTAGATGTTGAACTTGGTGTAACTGCTAACTTATTATTTAAATCTTTTCCTCGATATACACGGTTAGCGTTATTTGTCATTGATATAATTGGTGTGTCTTTAACCCATGAATACATATTACTCCAATGCCATACATTATCGTCACCTTTGACAATTTTTCCATCTAAATTTGAATTAACTATATAAATGTCCCATTCATTATTAGTTGGAAAGCCTCCATTTCCTTGGTCAGTGGTAGTAGCATTACCATTAGCATCTGCATAACCACAGCCACCAGATAACGAACGAATTAAACAAGAAATATTAAATTCTGACATTTCTATTTCAGATATTATAACATATCTAGTACCGCCACAATTAGTTACATTGATTCTATAATACCTATAACCTTGTATATTATCTATAAAAAAGTATTTAGTTTCACCACTAACCCAAGAATGACCTGTTTGTATATCTAACACATCCCAATTTGTTATGTCGTTACTTCCTTCAAAAGTCCAATCTATTGGTGAGTTTCCTGGGTAGTCCGTACATGCCGATATTGAATATACTTTTATTATTTTTTGTGTTCCAAAATCTTGACCTACCCAACCTTTTTTATCGTTCGCATCTGCTTCCCATGAAGCTGATGTATAACCCCCAATTGTATCATCAAATGCTAAATTTCTAGCACCGTAATGTCCATCATCTATTAATTGGCTCTGTGAAGTTATATCATTTATGAATACTTTACCATCAATAAATCCCCTTGTATTTAATATATCCCAACTAATTGAATGCTGTATTACTCTATCTGCTATCA